TGTTTTTCATAATACCGGCTTGTTGCGCTAGGCCGATCAATGTTCCTGCCGTATCGAAGAAAGCAACTAATAAGAAAATCAAAACAACAGCCCACATTTGGATATCAGCTAAGGATGCTAAGTTTTTGATACCAACACCAAAAGTCGGTTTCATACTTGGCGCAAATGAAATGAGATGAGTAGGCATCTTGATCAAACTAGTGACTAGACCCAAAATAGCAGTTGCGAAGATCCCGATGAAAATAGAACCAGGAACTTTGCGTGCCATTAAGATCCCGATAATGAAGATCCCCGCTATCGTTAGCCAAGTGGTTGGTTCTGTGAATGGACCGATCGCAACTAAAGAAGATTTGTCAGCGACAACTAGACCACCTCCTTGTAAACCAACAAAGGCAATGAAGATCCCGATCCCGGCGGCCATGGCATATTTTAAATCTTGCGGGATGGCATCGATCACAACTTCACGTATCTTGAAAAAAGACAAGATGGTGAATAAAACTGAAGCAACAAAAACTCCTGCCATAGCTTTTTGCCATGGGATCCCCATCCCTAAAACAACGGAAAAAGTGAAAAAGGCATTGTCCCCTAAACCAGCGGCGATCGAGATCGGATAGTTCGCTAAAACTCCCATCAATACACAACCGATCACAGCTGAAAGCGCGGTTGCAGTAAAAACAGCGCCTTTATCCATGCCAGCCGCCCCTAAAATACTAGGATTAACAAAAAGTATGTAAGCCATTGAAATGAAAGTCGTTAAACCAGCCATAATTTCACGTTTGACTGTGGATCCTTGTGCTGAAATGTGAAATGTTCGTTCTAACACACTAGCTTCTTTTTGGTCATTGTCCTCAAAATTTTCCATTACGTGAGAAAATCTCCTTTTCTTTAAAGTTTGAGATTACTATATTTTGAATTATTACATACATTATACTATTTATCAACATTAATATTCGTTATTTGTTTATTGACTAAAAGGGGATCCATGATACACTATAAAGTGTGAACGAACTGATATATTTGAATTTAGGAGGGGTTAAGTTGTCGAAGAAAGTTACGAAGGAATTTACTGCTAATCTACCAAAAGCCGAACTACATTTGCACATTGAAGGAACATTAGAACCAGATTTAAAATTAAAGTTAGCCAAGCGTAATCATATTGATATTGGACAAGATACGATCGAAGAGGTGCAAAAGACGTACGAATATGATGATCTTGCATCTTTTTTATCGGTTTATTATCCAGCGATGGAAGTTTTGCAAAAAGAAGAAGACTTTTATGAGTTGGCCTTTGAATATTTGAAACGGGCTGCATCTAATAACGTGCGTCACGTGGAAATTTTCTTTGATCCACAGGCACATACTAGTCGCGGAGTTGCGTTTGGAACGGTTATCAATGGTTTGTACCGTGCAGTTGTTGATGCACGTGCTTTGAATGTTGACGCTGCCCTGATTATGTGTTTCTTACGTGATTTCTCCAAAGAATCAGCGCGCAAGACACTCTTAGAATCTTTGCCATATAAAGATAAATTTATCGGTGTTGGGTTAGACTCAGATGAACATAATAATCCGCCGTTGAAATTTGCCCGCCAATTTGAAGATGCGGCAGCGCAAGGCCTTCACTTGACGGCTCACTGTGACATTGATCAAAAAGAATCGATCGATCATATCCGTCAGGCTTTGGAGATCATGGGGGTAGAACGTTTAGATCATGGAACTAATATCGTGGAAGATCCTGACTTGGTACAATTCGTTGCTAACAAAAAAATCGGGTTAACTTCTTGCCCGCTATCTAACGGGTATGTTTCACCAGAAATGAAAGGCAAAGAAGTATTGGAGTTATTGGCACAAGATGTGAAAGTTTCGATTCACTCGGATGATCCAGCTTACTTTGGCGGTTATATTGGAGATAACTACTATGCGATCGCAAAAAATTTTGATCTGACTAAAGACCAGGTTGTACAATTGGCCAAGAACTCATTTGAAACATCCTGGATCAGTGATGAGAAAAAGGCTTTGTATTTAAAAGAGCTTGATGAATATGTAACTGCTAATTAAACAGAGTGTAAAAACTCGTATAGAAAAAATGAGTGTACTGATGAAGTTAAATGGATACAACTTACTGGGTTTTGTAATTTGACTGATCTTAGGGAATCGCGGCTGTAACATAACTAATTGTACGAATCTAAAAGGGCCGTCGATCTAACCATTAGTTGGTTAAATCGACGGCCCTTAAGCGTGTTTCAAAAGATTGAAGCTTGACTGTAACAACGACCCTTGTTCTGATTTTGCGCTTTGCTACGACTCAAAATAACGCAATTATCCTTACAAATCAGCGTCAAAGCATCTTTTTTCTCACTTCTTATTTAGTTAACTACAAGTTTTTATAAACAGTTTTTCTTTGTACGAGCTTAACGATTTCAACAATCACGATCATCAAGACTACCGCGCCAAGGATCATTGACCATTGGGCAGCATTTAGAAGTGTTACGTGGAAAATATCATTGAAACCAGGAATAAAGATCGTAGCGGCTAGCAGCAAGGCTGAACCCAAGATCGCCCAGTTAAAGAATTTGTTTTTAAACGTTTCTTTGCTGAAGATCGAGCGATGGATCGACTTACAGTTGAAAGCATGGCCAAGTTGCAGCATTCCTAATGTAATAAAGGACATTGTCAAAGCATCAGCGTGGATCATATCTGAACCTGAATGTTCTGGGTATAAGATCGCCAACAGGTAAACTCCAAGAGTCAAGAAGCTTTCTAAGATCCCTTGGTAGATAATGCTTGAACCGACACCATTTGAGAGAAAAGTCGATTTTTGCCCCCGAGGCTTATGTTTCATAGCATCTGGTTCCCCAACTTCAACGCCTAAAGCGATAGCAGGAAAAGTATCAGTTACTAAGTTGATCCATAAGATATGCACAGGTAAGAAAATATCCCAATTAGCAAAGGTCATTAACGATAAAGTCAAGACTTCACCTAAATTAGCGGATAAGAGATACTGAACAGCCTTTTGAATGTTAGCAAATACTTTTCTTCCCTCACGTACAGCTGTGATGATCGTCGCGAAATTATCATCGGCTAATACGATATCGGCGGCTCCTTTAGAAACTTCAGTTCCTGTGATCCCCATTCCGACACCAATGTCAGCAGTCTTTAAGGCTGGTGCATCGTTCACGCCGTCACCAGTCATTGCCACGATCTTCTCGTGACTTTGCCATGCTTTAACGATCCGGACCTTGTGTTCAGGTGACACACGTGCATACACAGAGTACTGATCAACATTATTTTGTAGTTGTTCGTCAGACATTTCATCTAACTGACTACCAGTGATCACGCCTTGGTCATCATCTTTTTTTATTATACCTAAACGAGTTGCGATGGCCTGTGCTGTTTCTTTATGATCCCCCGTGATCATTAATGGTCGAATTCCAGCAGATTTAGCTTCGTTAACAGCTTCTTTAACTTCTGATCGCTCAGGGTCGATCATCCCAGTCAAGCCAACAAAGATCAGATCATTTTCGTAAGCTTGTGAAGTTGCTTGGTCAGCGACTTTTTCGACTGGTTTGTAAGCATAAGCCAAAACACGTAAAGCACGGTGAGCTAAATTACTATTAGTGTCGTTGATTTTTTGTCGATCTTCGTCAGTTATTTTACGCACTTTACCATCAACATTGATCTGAGTGGTGCGATCTAGTAAAACATCTACGGCACCTTTAGTCAGACAATAAACTTCATTATCGTTATTTTTAACGATCGCACTCATTAACTTACGATCTGAATCGAAGGGAACAGAATCGAGCCGCTCATAATTATCCATAACTTCTTTTAAATCATCATTTTTATCGATAAAATATTGAATTAAAGCAGTTTCTGTCGGGTCACCGATCAAGCCATCCTTACTTTGTTGGCTGTCATTTGCCAGTATCATGATCGAGGCCATCCGTGATGAAAGTGGAAGTGAAAAATCGCTGACTCTCATGAGCTTTTGGTTGGTAAAGACCTGCTCGACCGTCATTTTATTTTGGGTCAAAGTTCCGGTTTTATCAGACGCGATGATTTCTGTGGTCCCTAAAGTTTCGACCGCTGGTAATTTACGTACCAAGGCGTTTTCTTTTGACATCGTCTGCGTCCCAAGTGCTAGTGTGATCGTGACGATTGCAGGCAGACCTTCTGGAATGGCAGCAACCGCTAATGAAATTGCAGTTAGCAGCATGTCAAATGGTGTTTCACGTCCTGTTACTGTTCCGAAAATAAAGATCACAGCGGCAATTACCAAAATCAAAATACTTAAGGTCTTGCTGAGATGGTCGATATTTTTTTGCAATGGAGTCGTGGTTTGTTCAACACCTGAGATCATGTCGGCGATCTGGCCGACTTGAGTTTCCATTCCGATTCCAGTGACGATCGCTTCAGCGGTCCCGTAAGTCACATTGGTATTCATAAAGGCCATATTGTCTTGGTCGCCGATCCCGGGTTTTTCTGTTTCTAACACGTCGCTGTGCTTTTCAGTTGGAACAGATTCACCGGTTAAAGCAGACTCTTCGATCTTAAGGTTATGTGTTTCGATGATCCGTGCGTCAGCTGGAACGACATCCCCAGCCTCCAAAAGAATAATATCACCTAATGTGACTTCATTACTTTGGATCTGTTGAACCTGACCGTCTCGTCGTACACGGGTATAAGGTGTTGTCATTTCTTGCAACGCATCGATCGCGTTTTCTGCCTTGGACTCTTGAAAAACTCCGAAAGCAGCGTTTAATACAACTACTAAGAAGATGATCAAAGCATCAGAAACTTCGCCGATCAGTAAAGAAATGACCGTTGCGATCAGTAAGATGACGATCATCAGGTCTTTAAACTGATTGATGAATTTTTGCAGAATAGTGGTTCTTTTTTCACCAGCTAATTCGTTTTTACCGTTTTTTTGAAGTCTATCTTCTGCCTGCTTTTTTGTTAAGCCATCCGGTGTAACTTCAAATTTCTTTAGGACCTCTTGGGTGGTATCTTGATAGTAGTTTGCATTCAATCGCTGGACCTCCTTTAAAATTTGCTTGAATGTGTTTAATAACAAGGAATTACCGTCCTTAAATTTATCCTACCATATGTATTAGTTAAAAAGAAAATAATAGCATAAGGAAAATCCTAAAGTTTTAATTAATTGAACAATAACCAAAAAACACTGAAATTGAGCACAATTTTGCACTTGTAACTAAAATAATTTAAAAAGAAAAATTGTTCATTAATTTTAGATAGTTAGTGATTACGCAAAAAGGAGCACACGTATTTTAGTCAAAAAAGCGGCAAATTGTTTCAATGATGTAATAAAGTTGTGTAAGTTAAAATTTAGCAGGAACTAGGGAACTTTTGGAAAAAACTTGAAATTATATGAAAATTTCGGTAAAATACTTCAGTGCATGATTATCTGAAGGGAGGAATTATAATGTCAAATAACGATCATATTGGTACAGCTAACGACCGTCGTAAGGTTAACCATACAAATGTTAAGAATCGTCGTAAACAACACCTTGCAGTACTTGATTTCTTAAAGAAACAAGAAGAAGCACAAAAGGCTGCTAAATAATTTCAGCATCGCTTGGCATAGTGCTTAGTGGGGCTGACCTTAAGCGAGATCAATAGCACGGTGTTTCCGGCTCGAGCGGAATATCCGCGTTCTTAATTAAGGAGTTAGTTTCAATTAATTGAACAAATTGATAAGCTCCACATGGGCCCAATTATTGAGCACATGTGGATTTATTTTGCCCATATTTTGACATAAAATAAGCGGATTTTTTGCAGTTTGCATTTTTTTAGTGCATACTTTGCCAGAATATGGCTAAGAAAGCGACAGACAATTAAAATTAACAACCACAGATAATCATTTCGAAAGGTTTAACAAGCGCGATTTGTGATATGTCGGGTCTGTTACATACATTTTGAAGCCACAAGAGATAGGAGAATTAGGTAATGAGTGTTTTAGAAGTTGAACATCTATCAATGGCTTTTGCGGATAAACAGTTATATGAAGATGCATCATTTCGTTTAAATAAAGAAGACCATATGGGGATCATCGGTCAAAACGGTGCGGGTAAATCGACACTGATCAAATTATTGACTGGAAGTGAGCTTCCCGATGAAGGAACGATCAAGTGGCAAAATAAAGCCACAGTTGGGTACTTGGATCAGTATGTTAAAGCTGGTGCGGGACAAACGATCGAACAATTTTTGCATACAGCTTTTGCTTATTTGTTCAAGTTAGCTGATCGTCAGGCACAATGTTATGCACAGTATGCACTAGAGCCAAAAGACGAGTTGTTAGAAGAGGCCGGTAAGATCCAAGAAAAATTGGAAGCAGCTGATTTTTACGAAGTTGATACGAAGATCTCTCAAGTTATGACAGGCTTGGGCATTGACCAAATCGGGACCAACAAACAGGTCAGTGAATGTTCTGGTGGACAGAGGTCTAAAATTATTTTAGCTAAGTTATTGCTTGAAGAACCAGACGTTTTGTTACTCGATGAACCGACTAACTATTTGGATACGGAACACATCGAATGGTTGACTAACTATTTAAATAACTTTGAAGGTTGTTTTATGGTTATTTCCCATGATTTTGATTTTCTAGAAAAAATCACCAATTGTATTATTGATGTGGCGTTTGGTAAGATCATTAAATATACAGGAAGTTTCCGTTCAGCAGTTAAGCAAAAAGAGATAAAAAAAGAAGTTCAACGAAAAGCTTATGAAAAGCAACGCCAACAAATCGAAAAAGATGAAGATTATATTCGCCGAAATAAGGCTGGTACGCGGTCAACGATGGCGAAATCACGGCAAAAACGTTTGGATAAAATGGAACGGATCACACCTCCAAGTGACAATTTACAGGCACATTTTGGCTTTCCGTACGTTAATTTAATGTCATCAGAAGTTTTAACGGTACAAAATTTGTCAGTTGGATACAAGAGTCCTTTATTAGCCCCCGTGACTTTTTCAATGTCACATGGTGAAAAAATTGTCCTAAAAGGATTTAATGGTGCCGGTAAGTCGACTCTGATCAAATCTATTTTAGGCCAAATCCCTGTCTTTGGTGGAACCGCGAAGTTTGTGGACGCGGCTAAGGTGTCTTATTTTGATCAGGATCTGGTTTGGGATGACCCTAATATCTCGCCTTTGCAAACTATTCAAAATCAGTTTCCTAAGTTGGAACCAAAAACGATCCGTCAACGGTTAGCCCGGGCTGGTTTGAATGCTTCCAATGCCATGAAACCGATGAAACTGTTAAGTGGTGGGGAACAAACTAAGGTCAAGTTGTGTGCGTTGGAATTAGTTCCCAGCAATTTTATTATCATGGATGAACCGACTAACCATTTGGACGATGAGACCAAACATGCGTTACGCGATGCTTTACAAGCGTTTCAAGGCAACGTCTTATTAGTGACTCATGAGCCAGATTTTTATGACGGCTGGGTCGACAAGATCTTTGATGTGGCAGCCGCACGAATTTAAAAAATAATTTTACATTTGAGAGTGAGATAAAAGATGTTTTGAAGCCGATTTGTAACGATGATTGTTTTATTTTGGGTCGTAGCAAAGCGAAGAACCCGAATAAAGCAATCGTTGTTACAGTCAGGCTTCGATCTTTTGGAACACGTTTAAGAGCCGCTGATTTAACCCATTTAATTGGGATAGATCGACGGCCTTTTTAGAATCGCAGAGCTAGTTATGTTCCAGCCCCTTTTTTGTTGTACTGATAAATTTTTAATCTAAATAGGTAAAAGCTAGGGGGATTTTCTTAGTTTAGGGACAGTAAACGGCTAAATGGTTGACTAAAATATTGAATGCGCTTACGCTATTTGAAGAAATTGCAATTAATCTAAAGGAGGAATTTATGATGCATTGTTTTCACGGTAAGCATACATATCAGCTTGCCTTAGCCGCTTTGTCAACAGTCGTGTTACTTGGTGGCGCTTTTTGTGTGGTACGACAGCAAGCAACAAGCGTGGAGGCCAAAGCAGTCCCATCCGCACAGATCAATGACCTGCCGATCACTGATGAACAATATCGTGATGCTTCGGCCAGTGACTTGGCCCAAATGATCCGCAATGGCAAAGTGTCTAGCCAACAGTTGATCAAGCATGCCTCAGCTTTAGTTCAACAAGAAGCCCCTGATTTAAATGCGGTCATTAGTTTACGTGAAGATAAGGCACTTAAAGAGGCGAGTGCCATGAAAGACACGGGCCAGCCGTTTTATGGTGTTCCGATATTGATCAAGGGCTTAGGACAACAATTAAAAGGTGAGTCAAACACGAATGGTTTGAGTAGCAAGGCTAAAAGTACCGGTATATAAAGGCTTATGAACTGTTAAATGAAATTGACCCAAGAAATGACCCAAAGAGGCTAATTGCCCATATATTTGGCAAAACGTTCGCCAGTCCCTGATCTACGTGATTCCATGACGTGGGCATAAATATCAAGCGTTTCTTTACTTGTTGCATGTCCTAAACGGTCTTGAACTTCTTTAATCGTGGCTCCTGATTCAAATAATAGTGATGCGTGTGTATGACGGAAGCCGTGCACGCCTATCTTTTTTTGCGGGAACTTTTTATACAGTAGACTTAACCACTTGTTGGCAGTCTCAGACGGACAAAAGCCATTGCTTGTACTTTGGAAAATTGGTTGTTTATCGCCATGATAAATGAAACCGTGCCGCATTATCCACTTCGATTGTTCTAAGTGCCATTTTTGTAAAACAGAAACGGTTTTATCATCAAGAAATAAGACACGTTTCGAAGTTTTTGTTTTTGGCGTTGTTATCTTAGTTTGCTTTTCAAGCGAATCATAGACGATATTTTTATTAATATCGATCGTTTTGTTTTCGAGATCAAAGTCACCCCAACTTAATGCTAATGATTCGCCTCGGCGCATACCAGTATAAGCTAACAGCCTAAAATAGGCGTACTTTTTAAAGTCCCCATTTTCTTTCACAGTTTTTAGAAAATTAGTTAGTTCTTCCTTATTATAATAATTAACTTGGTCCGCATGTGCTGATTCTTTTCCTTTTGGACGATCAACCTTATCCATTGGGTTTGTAGTCATTATTTCCATTTTCACCGCATACCTAAATAACATATTCAATGTACGAGTAAAACGAACCATATTAGAATATTTTTTGCCTAAGTTGTTAAGTGTCTTTTGCAGAATGTAGGGGGACAATTTGTCAAGCTTAATATTTCCTAACACTGGTTTAAGGTGCTTTACATATGGGACTTGATACGTTGAAAGACTGGTATTTTTTACGTTACCTTTCTTAGCTTCAAACCAAGCATTGAACAGATCATCAACGGTTTTAACATTCAATTCATTGCCATTGCGCCAGCCGTTCTTATCGTAATCAACTCGTAACCTATCAAGTGCACGTTGTGCTTCTCGGGCTGTTTTAAAGCCCCTGCGTGTCGTTTCGATCCGTTTGCCTGTGATTGGGTCAGAGCCTAAATAAACTTTAAATTTGTACGCTCTCGTGCCATTCTTCTTAGTGTATGGCTTAATATTTTTATTTCGCATGTTTTCCTCCTTTGCTGTGTGGGTCAAAGTAGGGTAGGCAGTAACTCCTTTCTATGGTAAGATAAGAAAAGGGCATACTACGCCTACGGTAGAATTAAAGGTTAGCATATCTCAAACTTTGGTCGGTGGGGGATATGCTATTTTTTATTGTCTACTTTACTTTTAAATCAATGTGATTGAGCATTCCGTCGGTATATTGGTCTTGATCCTCATTAGACACACCTGCTGGGTGAATAGTTAGAGTGTTTTGATTAATCTTATTATAAGCCTCCTTTAACGTCCTGCCAGTTGCGAGAACTATGATCAAGTCTTTATCCTCCACAGTATTCCCAGCTTGCACTTCCTGGTCCGCAGTATCGTCGCTGTAGAATATATCATCTCTATTGATTTGCTTGCCGTCTGGAGTTGAGAAGTCGTACTCACCACCTGCATACCCTGTAAGGCCGTCGTATGTTAACGTCTGATCTGACGTGTTCTTGAAGTCCGTTTCAACAACGGTAAAAATCACTGCGTCGTTGGCTACGAACTCATCACCTTCCTTATTGAAGACTGGCCTAGTTTCGTCCATTGACCCTGAACCTAAATTATCAATCATTTCTTGGGAAGCACTGTCAAATCCGGCTGTCCAATACTGTGTATTGAAGAGCTTTAGCCCATTAATATTTTGGTCGGAGATATTCTTCATATCAGCTAGGTAAGTCATAATAACACCCTGATCATTCTTTGAAGTCCATTGACCCTTCTTGGGATATGTGGGTTCTTCTTTTACATATTTTTCATGTAATCCATCACTTTTTTTAGTGTATTTGTTTTTAAGTTGATTCACATATTTCTTGAACTGTTTAACCTGGTACTCTTCGCCGTCGCCTTCTTGCAGCATAGCTATATCTTGGCTAGGTACCTTAATGCTAGATGATTTCTTAGAACTGGCTTTCTTTTCAGTTTGAGTTGTTTTACTTGCTGTATCCTTTTCTTTACTATTTGTTGAATTAGAGCATCCAAACAGAATTAAACTGATTCCCAAAAGTGATACACTTGAAGCAATCCCTTTTTTCATGATAAAATCCTCCTAAATAAATTTAATATAATTTCCTCGGTTTTTAACGTCCACGAGGTGCGGACAACTATGTAATCATTTAATTTTCATCTATGTACAAGGCCCAATCCAGTGTTATACTTGAATTGGACACATCATATGCTCTAGCCGTTACCCTAAATTCTGGCTAGGGCATTTTTTATAGAACAACGACCCCAACGATCTGATAGTCGTCGTAGTCATGAATGACGATGTCATCATAGTCTCTATTCAAAGAAATCAACTTAACACCATCCATTGAAACAAACAGCTTTTTAACAAACGCTTCGCCGTTCACTTCAGCAATCACGAACTGATTATTTCTTGCTTCATCAACTTTATTGACGAATAGAATTTCACCGTCACTAAATGTCGGCTCCATTGAATTACCATTCACGCGTACCGCAAAATCATACTTAGGTATCGGTCCTTCGATAGTAACTGTTTCTTTTGATTGGCCGTCTAGCCATTCGCCAGTACCAGCAGACACAGCACCAAGAACATCAATAGTATAATTTTGTTTAGATTCTTCTATATTATGCACGTTAGGATGGTTTTGCTCGTCTAGTTTCGATTGAGCATAATCATATACTTCATATTTATGTTCATCTGTTAGCTCGTTAAATATAGGAAAGATGTCTACTTTATTTTGACTATTTTCTTTCCGTAAATCGGTATTCATTAAGTCTTCAAGACTTACATTGAATATGTGAGCTATATCGGCAAGAACTCCCACTTTAGGTGTGTATTTGCCTTTTTCCCATTCACTTACAGAAGAAACGCTTTTTCTACCTAGCTTATTAGCTAAAGTAAGTTGATCCATTCCAGATTTGTTTCTAAGATATTTTAGATTAGTGGAGAACATGTTTATACCTCCTTTCATGGTTTTAATTATAACATTAACTTCGGAAAATGTGAAATATATTTTTAAAAAACAATTTCGGATTTTCTGAATTTTGTTCTTGACTTCGGTTTTTCCGAATGATAATATAAAGATATCGAAAGGAGGTGACAACATGCAAGATATAAAACAAGAAAAATTTACTTTACGTCAATGGCGTGGAATTCGTGGTATGTCCAAAACTGAACTTTCTAAGCGTTCAAAAATAACTGATAGAACAATCGCTTTATATGAACAAGATCTATCAGCGTTGAGAAAAGCGAAATATGAAAATCTCGAATCTCTTGCTGAAGCGTTAAACATTAGAGTAGATGATATTTTTTTGTCACCAACTTCGGAAAAACCGAAATTAGTTAATGAAGCATAGAAAGGAGGCGGACAAAGTGCAAGAAATTGAGTTGAGCGAGCGGCAACAATTAATTTACTCAGAAATTGTTTGGGAGGCTATTGGTCCACAAATGATGGATGTGGGGCTCGATGCTTTGCTTATATCTGAAGACCCAAATAGAAAAATTCCACCTAGAACTGAAAGAACCAAATATGAACAGATGTTTCACATCATGTTCCCTACACTGCAACAACAAGTTGTATTTGGAACTGGTAAAGGCGGATATGAAAAATATTGGTCCAAAAAATACACCGCAGATTTCTATGATTCAAAAGAAAAAATTGATTATGAAATTGATGGTCCTGAGCACGAATCTGGAAAACACTATCTAAAAGACAAAATAAGGGATATTGCATTATGGCAAGTATACGGAATTTCAGTTTGCCGATATACCAACAAACAAATAGATGACATGGTCAAAAAAAGAATTATAGAAGTCTTTCCAGATGAGGAGGTTAAAAAGTGCAGGAACTAGAAAATTATTCGGCAAGCGATTTTGATTATTCTTTGGTAGATGATTCCACGGCTAAGTTTTTAAAGCATAAATTGTCAAATATGAATAGCATTGCTCAAGATACGAGATACCAAATGGGCAAAGAATTGTATGAAACTCAAAAAGAATTAGCCAATCATTATAAAGGCGTATTTGTTAAATGGTGTGAATCAGTAGGCCTTGACAGAAATGATGTTTATTTTTGGATCAATGAATTTAAGTTTTCTAGAAATCTAGAAAACACTCAGCAAATAGCTAATTTTGGTAATGCACCAAAAACGTTAAAAAAAGATGTTTTGCAGAAATCGGCAAAACCTGAAGCAGTTCAAAGGGTACTCGATGGCGACATCACTACTCACAAAGAATATAAAGAATTGGAGCGCAAGCTCAAGCAGTCCGAAGAAGCCAACAAGACGCTGGACGGACTGCTTAGTGAGAAAGCAGACACGATCAGTGCTTTGGAGCAACAAGTTAAGAATAAGCCTAAGCCTGAAGTGGTGGAGAAAACAGTTACTAAAGAAGTTAAGCCTGATGACTATGAGCAATTAAAGCAGCAAGCTCAAACAGTCAGTATCCTAAGAAACAGGAACGGCGAACTTCAAAGTGAAATCGATAAATTGAACGGCAAACTTTCAGAAATGAGTTCTAAAGGTCAAGAGTACGAAGAACTGCAACAAAAAATCGATAATTTAGAAAAACAACGCAGTAATGTTAGGCAATCGATTGATGCAGGTTCAAATATCATGTTGCTTAACGATCAGCTCAAAGAATTGTTTGATACTAAGCTTTCAGCTTTAAGATATAAAAACTTTTTTGCGGACGATCCAATGACTTCAACCGTGGAAGAAACTGAAGATTTATTAGACACGTTGCAAGGGTTTATTGACGACATGCGCAAGATATTGCCACAACATGACAGAAAAATAATAGAAGGGAAGTTTACAGAATGAAAGAAGTAACATCAATGCAAGCGGCTAAGCAAGCTTTAGTCGCACAAAACAAGCAAGGAGAAATCTTAGTCGATGTAATCAACCACGTCGAGGGTATCGAAAAGGAAATGAAAAAGACTGCTAAACACGTTGAGGATATTGCAGAGGAATCAAATAAGAACAACCAAGAAACCAGACATCTTGTTGAACAGAATGTAGATAATGTTTATCTCTCACGAGGACAGTTAAGACAAGTTCGCAAAGTAGTTACAGCACTATCGAATAAATTCGCAAGAGCATGGATTGAAAACAATCACGGTAAAAATTACGGTGGCGGAGATTATCTTAATAAAAAAATTGGACAGTTTAGATCAACGATTTGGCATGCGCTAAAGGAACATTTTAACACTGATGTTTATACCGAAATTAGAAGAATTGATTATAACAACGCTTTGAGATTTGTAAATTCCTTAACTATTTCATCTTTTGAAGCATGGAGAGTTAAAGACCGTTTAACTACTTTAGACACGTTGAACAAATGGGAAAACTCAAAAGGATTTCCATTAACACAACCAGAATAAATAGCAAGTTTGGAACAAGGAATATTAGAAAGGAAGAACAGAAATGAAGGAAGATATAAATCATATTTCGCTTGAAGGTAAAAAAATATTGATTGATGGCCTTGAATTGAGAAAGGTCAAATCAATCAATATCAATAGAGACTGGAGCAACGGTTCTAGAACAGAAGTGACCTTAAAAATAGACGCTCAAGTCAAAGGCCTAGATGGTGATTAATTGCAGCTGTAGTTACTCCGGAAGCAATGTTTTTTAAAGCATCTAATGAAAATGAGCCTATTTTTTGAGCAACATTCTTTGTTTGTTCCCAATTAGCATCTTTTCGAATATTGCTTAAAAAAGAATGGCCACTAGGAGATAAGTCTTTTATATCAAACTCATCCTCATAAGAGTCTAAGTCAGAAAACAGCCCAGCTTCGTTGCAATAGCGAACATGATACAAAAGACGCTCTAGCCCGTATTTTTCTATCAGCTTGTCGCTTTCGAAGTCAGACAAATGAGTCCGCTTTTCAATTGTTGAATGCTTCTCGACTGATAGAAGAATATCTCTTACGCAATCAGGATTTAATCTCATTGATTTCACCTCTTTTACATGAGTTGGATTAATTATAGATGAATAAGAATAACAAAATAAAATCAATTAATTTTAATGAAAAGGAGTGATCTAATGTCAGATTTTGACAATCTAGTCGCTACTAAAGTGGCAAAGGACATTAGTAAAAAGTTCAACGATCGTTTAGATGAAGAACTTAACGGCAACCTTGCAACTGGTTATCTTAACCAAAAACAACTATGTAAGTACCTAGGCATCTCTGCCACAACTTTTAAAGAAAAAATCAAGCCATTAGCACCACCAACATTTGTGGTTGACGGAATGGTGCGCTACAAGGTCGATCGTATCGACGAGTGGATGCAGCAGTTTGAGATTTGGAATGATGAGTATATCCCAGAAAGGAGCGGGGCATGACGCCACTAGAAACGGTGATCGTTACGGTGGTCGCTTATAGCATTATTGTACCGATCATTGGATATTTAAAAAACAGATGGAGGAAGTGAGACATAAATGAGTGTTATAGACATTCTACTGGTTTTTCTAGTGATGGTCTTGCTGGTTAGTTTAGATCAACTAGAAAGTGATTGGGAAGAAAGGAGATATCAACGTGAGCATAGCAATGATAATTCAGGTAACAGTGTTAAGCATTATGGCGGTGGTCGTCATTTTGAGCGGAATAATCGGGCTGATTAAGGTTGTGCCTGAGATCAACGCAATATGTCGTAGAGAAAAAAATAGCCGTGACGGCAATCACGACTAAACAGAATCATATCAAAAATATTTTCAAGGTAATTATACCAGATTGGAGTTAATTATGACAGTTAGAGAAAAATATGAAGATGCAAAGAAACAAATTGCACTAAGGTCTACATCAGCTGAACGCATCTCATTCATGCGTGCATTTCTTGCATTACATGGTGATGAACTTTCTGAAGAACAAACAAAAGATTGGAAGAACAAACTTGCTTTATTTGAAGAACAGGGGGCGCAGCATGAAAAAGCATGAAGCAGATTTGATTATTAAATTCCTGGACTTTGCCGATAAAACAATGAGCGATGATCACTTTACCAGATTGTGCATCGAGATTGAAAAGGCAAACAGCGATGTTACTGACGAACAACAAAATCGTGTTTGGTGGGTTGCTTATGGATATGGCAATAAACATTTACCAGAAAGAATGGCGAGCGTATGACAGTTAACGACATGTATCTTGACCAGATTCAAGATGAACAAAACAGAAACTTATGGCAACACCAATTTGTTAAATGCAATTATCCTAAGCCGCCGAAGACTGTTTATGATTTTTACGGTACTGAAATCACGCCAGATGAAGAAGTTTGGATGACTGATGACGGCTTAGTTGTAATACACAACTTAGTTGAATATTGCAACGATAAGTTTGATGGACGTGTGGTTGATTTAGATATGGCAATCGACACGATCGAAGACAACGGAGGTTACGAATATGACATCAACAGATAATTTACAACAGTTTGCCCGAATGATGGTTGACAGCTGCAAATACGAAATTAATGAATCCCACAAAAAAGGCACACCTGAGAAAGCTATCAAGTATTTACGCAGAACTGAAAATAAGTTAGATCAGTTGGACTTTGGCGATGGTTTCACACTTGACGAAAAAGAATTTGCGGTTAACAAAATGCGAGACGTGTTCGAGTTTGCAGAACATCAGATCAGACATGAAGCAATGCGAACACCGTTTATTGAGGAGGAAGAATAATGAGCAATGCACTAATGAATATTCAAAGCCAATTAGTTGCTCCTAAAGGTCAATGGAATAATTTTGGTAACTATGCTTATCGCAGTGCTGAAGATATTCTAAACGCCGTTAAGCCTTTGCTAAAAGAAAACGAAGCAACCTTAACATTGACCGATGAGCCTTTGCTGGTTGGCGATTGGCACTACATCAAAGCCACGGCAACTTTCAGAGCTGAAGATGAAGAACAGATTGTAACAGCCTATGCACGTGAATCTGAAACTAAGAAGGGTATGGACGGCTCACAAATTACAGGAACAGCTTCATCGTATGCACGCAAATACGCTTTGAATGGTTTGTTTCTGATTGATGACACCAAAGATGCAGATTCTAATGGTTATCACAAACAGAACAATAAACCAGCACCAAAAAAGAAAAACACTGCTAAGCCCAAAATTCAGATGAGTAGTCAGGAGCAAAACACAGTCCAAAACAAAGGTAAATTGTTTAAAACGTTTGTCGGACAAATTGCTGAAACATTAGGTGCTGATCAAAAAGACGTACAAAAAGGGCTGGTTGATCAAGCTAAAAACACAGACGAATATAAAAACGGCAATTCAAATCAACAAGCTACTGTTTTAGTCCGTTTAGCTGAAGCTATGAAAAAGCAAGTACAAAACGATAACAAGAAGTGATTAGATGTGGAAACCTGCTTTTATATCAAAAATAAAGGGCAATGAGCTGCTTATTAAAGTGAGACAGCCAATTAACCTAGAACACCTTAAAACGATGTACAACGGCAATCTAAGCAAGATACACGCAAGAATTGAGATCGTTGACCCACGCAAGGCGCGACCTGCACAACGCAAATTGTTCTTTGCTTTATGTCAGGACATTGAAGTCTGGTCAGGCGCACCAATGAAAGAATTTCTTAAAGACTACTTCTACACCGCTTATTCAATTGAAAATGATGGTGCAGAAATCAGCTTAGCAGATAACACCAAGAACAGTGTTTCAGATGCTAATAAGCTGCTGGATATAGTAATCGATTTTATGTTTAGTTGGTCTGTTCCATTTAAACAAGGTTATGAGCTATTACCACGAGATGAGAGTTATTTCTTGTATCAATGCTGCAAACATCGACGGTGCATGGTTTGTGGCAAGAATAATTCTCAAATTGCGCATTATAGAGCAGTTGGAAATCGTAGTAGAAAGATGGTCGATCATAGAAAACTGCCACTCATGTGTTTGTGTGGAGACCGGCACCATCCAGAACAGCACAAAATTGGAATAAATAACTTTTGCAACAAATACCATATTAAACCAGTTTATTTATCAGAAGATGACTTGATTAAGCTGCATATTATGACAAGAAAAAGAATGGATGAAATTGATGAAACAAATCTGGAAAGATATTAAGGGGTACGAAGGACTATACAAAATAAATGTAAATGGTGAAATAGTCAGCTTACCACACAAATATTCAAATCGTTGGGGGAGCACTGTATATACTCCGGCAAGGAAACTCAAGCCAACTTATAGGCCCGTAGATGGTGGATACTACGTTTACGGTTTAACTGATGCAAAGCATAAGATAAAGCAGCACCGAATGAACATTCTTGTTGCTGACACGTTTAATAGAGAAATTAAATTTAACAATTTGCCAGGAGAGACCTGGAGATTTTCCTTTGCGAATTATGAAGTCTCAAATTTGGGGCGGGTTCGATCAAACATCAGAAATTATCAAAAAGATACGATGACATATTCAGAATATAGACTAATCAGTTTTCAAAACAACGGCCATGGTTACCTAGCTCTTAACTATAAAAGCAAGCCGATATATCTTCATAGGCTAGTAGCTAGTGCATTCATACCTAATCCTAACAATTTACCGCAAGTAAATCATAAGGATGGTGATAAGAAAAACAACCGAGTTTCTAATCTTGAATGGGTTACAGCTGAAGAAAACAAACAACACGCTAAAAGAATGGGCCTAGTAATACAAGGATCTAAAAGCTGGAATACACAAATAACCCCAGAAAAAGCGAGACAGATAAAGCTTGATTTCATAAATGGAACCCCAACAACAAAAATTATGAACAAGTATGAAGCTGACAGGCATACTGTTTTATCAATCGCCAAAGGCAAATCATTTAAAAGGGAAACGAGCGATATTCCTAATTATTCCGGCAATGCAAAAGATAGAGCGAATATCACAAGATGTAAAAGCAAGCGCAATACATCAGGACATGTTGGCGTTAATTTTGATAAAAAGTCAGGTAAATGGAGATCAAGAATATGCTACAAAGGTAAAACGATAATTGACAAAAAATTTAGCAGTATGCAAAAAGCTGTTGAATACAGAGAAAAAGTTCTAAATGCTATTTCAGTATCAAGTTAGGTATTGGAGCATAAGAAGACGAGTTTAAAGGCAATCAAAGAAAAGGAGCAATCACAATGAATCAATTTGCAGGGATCGGACGTTTAACTAAAGACGTACAAATCAGACAAACAAGCAGCGGCAAAAGCGTAGGCAGTTTCACGCTAGCAATCAATGGTTACAACGATCACACCGACTTCATCCGCTGCCAAATATGGGACAAACGAGCTGACAATCTAGCCAAGTTCACGCATAAAGGCTCACAGATTGGGGTTACCGGAAGAATCAATACCGGCAGTTATCAAGACCGAGATGGGAAGACAGTCTATACCACTGATGTTGTGGTTGGACAGTTCGACTTACTAGATCCGAAACAAGACAAGCCAGATCCATACAATCAGCAGAATGTAGACGATGGTGGCGTTAATGGACCACAGACAGACGATGGACAACAAATCGATATTCAAGATGATGATTTGCCATTCTGATTTAAGGAGTGATCGTAATGACAAAAATTATAAAACAACGTCAAAAAGGCTTTACAACAGTTGATAATTCAGTGGTTAGAGATGAGCGGTTGAGCTGGAAAGCAAGAGGGATTTTTTTCTATCTTTGGAGTCAATCAGACGAATGGGATTATTTTACTAACGAAGTTGTAAGGCATTCACCAGATGGTTTAACTGCACTACGTACAGGGTTAAAAGAGCTAGAAAAATATGGTTACTTAGCCAGAAAAAGAACGCGAAATGAAAAAGGGCAGATTTCAACCTCAGATTGGATAATATCTGAAAAGCCCTATGTTGAAAAACCACGTATCGAAAATCAACACGTGGATAACCGCACACTAAGAACTACTAACTTAAAGAATAAACAACCAGAAGAAATACTAACTAAAGAACATAGTGCATTTGGCAATGCACCACATGCTTTTGAAAAAGAATTTCAAGAAGTTTGGGATCAGTACCCGAACAAAAAAGGTAAGAAGGAAGCGTTCAATCATTATAAAGCTTGGAGAAAAAAGTCTGTTAAGAATACCAATGAATATTTGCTAGAACGATTGTCTTTATATAAAAAACACCTTGCAGCTAATTCATGGAAACAGCCAATGAATGGAGCTACATGGTTTAACGGAAGATTTGACGATCAGCTAGAAGTACCACAGGAACAAGGGGAAGTTTGGTATGAGTGAGTTTAAAGATTTATCTAGTGCTTTAAGACCAGGAATGATTAAACGCATGGCTAAAGATAAAGGCGTTGATATTGATCATTTACCAACTAAAGAAGAACTAGAAAAACAAACTATCGAAAAGGCTCGCCAAAGCATCAAAGCAACGCATAATAAATTTTATTTTAATCAATCTGTTTGGGGTGGTAGACCATTGCATTTCACTTTCGAGCAATGGAAGCCAGCGTTACAAAAAGATGAAAAGACCGCAAGAGAAATAGGCAAGCAAGCCTTTGTGTTAGCTAAGAAACTGCAGACTGATGTATTTAATGTTTTGCTGATTGGTTCTAAAGGAACAGGAAAAACATCGTTAGGTTTGGCAATTTTGGATGAGTTAAGCAAAGCAGGTAAGTCAATCATGTTTGTATCGACTGCAGAATTATCGGACTTGATCAGTAAGCAATATGATTACTCAGATGTAAAACCGCAGTTAGAAAAGATAGAAAGAGCCATGCGAGAAGTTGATGTGTTGTTACTAGATGATTTTGGAACTGAAGGCGGTATGAAAGTTGACAATGTTGTGCGTCCAGTTCGCAAGGATATGCAAGATTTCATGTATCGGGTCGCCAACGTTCGCATTGATTTTGACAAGAATAAAGTAGAAAAGCCAACGATCATTACAACTAACAATCTGCAAGAAGATATAGACCGCATGTACAACCAGAAAGCTGTTAGCCGTTTGTATCCGAAAAGCAAGGAACACCGCATAACGTTCAACAAGATGGGAGATGTGCGAAATGTCGACTAAATGTGCAATATGTGAGAACCGTGGCACTATCTGGTTACAAACAGACTGCGGCTTTGCTAAAGCTGTGCAGTGTCCAGAATGTAAGGGAAAGAGCCATAAAGAGTTTGATGTCGCAGCTATGCGAGCCAAGTTGCAGAAACAAATTGCTGAAAAGAGGGCTGCTGTAATTGGATAATACAAAAGATAGCTATATAGAAAAGTATAGACCTAAAACAACGAAAGTAGAATTATTCAACGATCATTTTCAGAATTATAAGCGTTATGGCATACCCAAAGCACAGCTGGTTATTGCAGACATCCCTTACAACTTGGCTAATAAGGCTTATGCAAGTAACCCTGCTTGGTATAACGGCGGAGATGATAAAAATGGTGAAAGCAAGAAAGCTAATTCAACTTTCTTCGATACAGATGTTGATTTCAGAATAGCAGAATACATGCACTTTTGTTCTCGCATGTTAGTTAAGGAGCCTAAGAAGGGTAGAAATAAAGCACCTGCAATGGTTGTGTTTTGTGCATTTGAGCAGTTACAAATGGTTATTGATTATGGCAAGCGGTATGGGTTTCAGCATTATATTCCGTTGACGTTTATCAAAAAGTCATCAGCGCAAGCGCTAAAAGCCAATATGAAGATTGTAGGCGGTTGTGAGTATGGCTTGGTTTTATACCGTGATAAATTGCCAAAGTTTAACAACGATGGCCAGATGATAATGAATTGGTTTCATTGGGACATTGACAATTCTTATCCGAAAATTCATCCGACACAAAAGCCTGTACCAGTTTTAAAACGGCTGATTGAAATATTCAGCGACCCAGGGGACACAGTTATAGATCCCGTAGCAGGTAGTGGATCAACGCTAAGAGCAGCTGCTGAATTGAATCGTAGTGCGTATGGTTTTGAAATAAAAAAGGATATGTTCAGATTGGCTAATGAAAAAATGTTAAATCATGCGGAAATGTCATTATTAGCACTTTAAAGGAGCGTGAACTAAATGGCCAAGTATTACCGAGTACGGACGCAAGAGCAATGGGAGTGGCTATGTAACAAGCTGAATTTAAGCCAAGCGGTTATAGAACGTTCTATTGCATTTCCTACTGTTTTACGTATTGAAAACGATGACGGTCTCAGGATCGAAATAATATACTATGGAGCACCCAAGAATGTTTCAGAAGTCAGCAACCTAATGGAGGAAAGCAAAATGGAAGATTATATAACGATTTACGGAAAAGACGCAGAGCAAATTAGAACAACAAGTGACGGACAAGTTCCTATCGTCAAATATCATGAGCCATCTGGACGATTAACACCAATTTTTGATATTGCAGATGGCATTGACATTCCCAAGTCCCTGCTTTATCCGAAAGTTAAATTTACTGAAGAGGAGAAGAGAGAGTTCGATGATATTAAAAAACATGTAACGGCTTTATATAACGCAATGGTATTAATTTTTGAACATAGGGACGAGTGCATAAATCTAAACAACAAATTATTTTATTCTGCACCACCAAAATATCTGAATGACGTACAGCGTGATTTTGCTCGTGCGTGGACTGACGAATCATTGATCGAAGTTATCCCTGATAAGAAGTGGAACGTCAAAGTGCCACACATTGAGAATAGATTTTATTTTAAACATACAGACGGCGGACTTAAAGGTTCAAGTTCTGCTTACAACGATGATTATAATCAGCAGTTCACAGTCGAAGAACTGAAATATTACGGTTTAGAAGATGAATCTATCTATAAGAGAGTCGAGGTAGAAGAATGAAGATAATCAAACTAACCGAATTGGGAGCACCTGACCCTTATATATTTAGTGTCGATGAAGAAGACGATATTTCACAATGTTTGGTTGAGAGCATAGACCCGATTTTCCATGTAAAAACTGAAAGAGTTTATAACAGCTACGGTGATGATTGCTACAAGGTAAACTTTATTGACGATACATTTATGCAAGTTCCCAGAGCAAGGTTCGTAGCTCAATGGGCACCAGATGATGAGGAACAAGAATGACTAGAAAACAGTTCTTAGAGTCCATCGAAACTTGGAAAATGGACGATATCAATGCCAAATATGTGTATGGCGACAATCACATTAAGCTGGCCTATCACGATCAAACAGCAGAATATCAAGGCAAAAAGAATGATGTTGCGCTGATAGCTAACTTTGTAGGTGCACTAGGGTGGCGTGAGTATTTGAGATTTAAGGGGGTGCAAGAGTGATTAAAACATTTCGAAGCAACACCACAATTCGGGCAGAACAGTTTGATGGTTCAAAAGAAATGATTGAAAAGTATGGTATTGGAGAAGTTAACCGAGCAGAACTAGAAGGTGCTGAATCAGAGTACGGTGATGATATTCATTATTTTTTAAACCCTAAACTTATATTTTTGAAACAAGAAATAAAAATTGGCGATTGGTTGGTTAGAGATTTGCCAAGATTAAGAGTGATGAGCAATCAAGCTTTTAAGGAAACTTATAGCGAGGTGCCTAATGCCGAAGAAGATTAAAGCCGACCGCCACGTTATCAACTGGAATCCACGAGCGCACACATTAGTCCGTGGCAGTCGTGAGCCATATATCGTCAGTGAGATACACAAGCCCGAGAAAGTTGACCAAGGAATGATCAATAACGGTTATGACAAATTCACGATACCACGGACACACATTTAACGTTAAATGGACAATGTGAGCCAATAGAGTGAGCTAAATGTATTAAACAGTAAATTATCCATGAACAATCAAAAATAAGCAGGAGGTTGGTTTAAATGGCAAATAAAGAAAGCAAGCTTGAAATCAAAATTAACGATCAATTCACAATCACACGTGACCCTTACAATTATATTTTGAATGAAACGAAGACAGTTACAGATAAAGATACTGGAGCGGTTAAACAAATTAGAGGCGGTCAATGGTACTACGGCAAGTTAGAGCCTGCCTTATGTGGCTTTATTGACCACTGTGATGGGATGCAAGACGTTGAAGTTCGTTCTGTGCAAGATTATATCAAACTGATTAAAGATGCCAAGAACGATGCTTTAAATGCTTTAAAACGTGAGGTTGAAAAATATGAGCAAGCAGTCAAATAGAATTGGCGTAAATCAAGGAATTAAAACTTTGCTAGATGGATATAGGTTTGATTCACAGCAGGAAGCTAGTTTCTATCGCCAATTTATTAGAGGAAAATGTCAGCAAGTCAGCGTACACCGCCCAATTAGAATTATTGAGCCATATCAATTAGGCGGGACGGATTGCAAGGGACATGATTATAAGCCTGATTTTGTAGTTATCGATCAATCGGGTAGAGGACATCTAATTGACGTGAAGAACAGTTTTACAGGCTACGGAGTAAAGGCAGACGCTAGATTGAGATTCGCTTTAATTCAATCAACTCAAAACCAGCCTGTTGAAGTAGTTATCCCACGCAAAGGGTGGTTCTGGTTGAAGATTATGGACACTAAAAAGAAATTTGAACCGATCAAAATGACAAGCCTTGATTATGACATCCATGACTATATCGGACAGTAAGGAGTGATTGCATGAGAAAGATTAAGTTCAGAGCTTGGGACAAGATTGCAGAAGAGCTAGTTGAAATCAAAACGCTTGATTTTGAACGACAAAAAGGCGCAACTTGCGCAGTTGATTATTCAGGCATTAATGGAGATTTAAAAAGTGAATGGGAGTTAGAACAATTTACTGGTCTTGTTGATAAAAACGGCAAGGAAATTTACGAAAATGACATTGTTCAAATTGAGTATAACCGAGAATGGGGAGCTAACTATGACCCAGTAACATTAGGCTTTATAGATTACGACTATTCAATCTCGACCACGTTGTGGGGGACAGTTAGAATTTGGAATTCTCAAGGTGTAGTTATTACAAAAATATTTACTGACGAGCCAGAGCAATTCGACGATGAACATCCGATACCAAAAAGAATGAACTTGTCAAAAGATTGCTATGTAATTGGCAATATTCATGCTAATCCAGAATTATTGGAGGGTGACAAAAATGAATGAAAATCAGCAAAAAGTCTATCACTGGTTAGTTGTTACATGTGGATTAGAAGATGCGTGTGTTGCTGATGTGATGCGCCATATTGCACAACTAGCTGATACTGATACATTGACAGCTTATACAAAATTAGCTCAATTAGAACGTGATGAAGTGTTATACAAGGCAATCGTGGAAGTTGACGGAGAAAAAGTATTTTAGAAATTTAGGGCATTGTGGTGTCAAAGTCACTCTGCTCATTAGTCGGAGCAATCAAGCCTAAACTCAAAAAGGTATCAACAATTATTTCTCAGCTCCGACCACAGCTTGCTTATGATAACGGCAAAGCGAGTAAGGCCAACAAATATTTTTGCATAATCGCTCGAACCGACAATCGAGACAAAAAAGTTGGCTGAAAGAAAGAAGATGATACAAGTTTACACGTTGATCTAAGTGCTTAGATACTCACAAATCAAAGCGCAAATTAGGTCACGTTAATGGGGCGTTTGAGTGCCAAAACTCTCTCGCTCATATGCTGGGAAAAATAAAAAAGAGGATGTGTGGAAAGCATCTCCAAAAAAACTTCAAAACTTCATCCCCAGCATTTAGCTAGTGAGGAAATTCAAATTATAGAAAAGAGAGTGATGGGCCTTTTAAATATCTCAATATATTTAATTAACCTAGATAAATTTACGCTATCCAAGCTAGCTAGTATCTGCCGACATATCAAATTACAGAAAGAAGGAAACGCCCTTTTTAAAGTTTGTTTTGTTTTGCCCGTCGGCAGTTATGTCCCGAATTGGTTTTAACAACGGATCGTTACCGTTGCGGGGCGTTTTAATCGATTAAAAAATAAATACAAGGAGTTGAAAGACGTGAATCAATATCCACATCAGAAAGAAATGAACGCAGTTTTAGAAGATTTAAAACAATATTCAATAAAATATATGTGTACGTCATTTAAAAGCTTATCTGATTACCTATCGTGTATAGGCAATTCCGCAATAGATTTTTACACAACTAGCGAAGAATACAGCATGTTAAATGACCTCGAAGAAGCAGCGGTCATTAAGCAATATTGTCTGTGGTACCAGCAAGAATATGCAAAAGAATTTCCAAATGGGAGGGAACGTATATGACAGCGATATTAACACGTGAGGACATTAAAGAACGCACAAGAGAATTAGTTAAGTATTTAGATCGCAAGTATGGTTATCATCATTGGGATAATCCCGAAGTTGAGCATGACCCGAATGTGATCGCATACCGCAAGCTATATAAAAGACCTGAAGTTAAAGCGCGAGAAAATCCTACGGGAAAAGTAGTAATCCCAAGAGAAGACTTAATTAATTTGAACAAGGCAGAAAAAGAAAAATATATCGTTGAACAATATCAATCTAGTGTACCAGTGACTAAAATTGTTAAAGATCTAGGGTATAACAGCAATACGCCAATATATCGAGTTCTTAAGAAATACGGTGTTGACCTGAAACGTAAACGTAAGGATAAAACATCTATGATTACGCAAGAAATGTTGATTGAAGCATCAGAAAATGCCGAAAGTGTTAATGCAATTGCTAAAAGATTAGAACGCTACAGCCCAGGAATGAATGCTCGTGATGTTTGCCGTTTGTTCAAGCATTACAACATGCAAGAGGCATATAAGAAGATTGTAAAGCGATGGAGATATCGTTATTTGTTTGAGAATGGTGATGTTAAGCGCTATGAGAATTTAACACAGCTTGCTAGGCATTTAGGCATCACAGCGAGAAAACTCAGTAGAGATGCTAAGCAAGAAAAGCCAAAATATAAAATCCTGACTTGGAAGGAGATGCGTGATTGTGAAGATATTTAAGCGATTAGTTTATCGCCGCATTGGTCCGAAGATGTATCAGACAAAGGCACAACGCAGAGCATGTGATTTAGATGAGAAATTGAATCAGTTATTCAGGATATTTTAGGAGGCAATCTATTGGCAACACGAGAAGAAACAATCGAAGTTATCAAGAACTATCCACATCTTAATCGTTTGATACACGAACGCCGTCAAGCTATCTTACATCCTTATCAAGAATTCAAAGATGAGAACATCAACGGTGGGCGTGCGCAGAATGTCCGTAATGAATCAATTGAGCGGTCAGTTGAACAATTAGATGCAGACGTTGAACTCAAGGCATTGTACAAGCAACAAGAAGCAGTATCGTATGTATTAGGCAAATGTGTGGATAAGCAAGTACGCAGTTTATTGGATAATACAACTTACGATATTATCTATGAGTTTTATTTGAGAGAAGACCAAAGATATAATGCTGATGGAATAGCTGCAATGGTTGGGCTATCGCGAAGAAGCGTGTATGACCACAAGAATGCTTTTATTGATGCAGTCATGGAAAGACTGAACAAATGAAACTGCACAAAAACTGCACAAAATACCCTAAATAGTGTTGTATATTTGTAATATACAAAAAAGCTTAGTTAAGTTGTTTTGTATGAGAATTCTTGTTTTATTTAATACCTGCTTTCTTTAGCGGTGGTGGTTCACCGCCAAACTATAATTTACAAAAAGCTTAAAAGAATTCCCGCATTTTTTCTCCCTTGGAAATCTTATAGTGTGGTTAGCACGATCTAACCGTAGCAGTGCCTGGTAGGCGTGAGCACATAAACAAATGATAGACATTAATATGACTCCTAAACTTATTCTTACAACTGAATTAAAGTCACAACGGATTCGATTTCCGTTACTGTTATTGCCCCGTTAAGGGTTCGGGGCGTACATAGTCGTTTCAACAAGCGACACTAAATAATTTGGTTGTTTTGTTTACCTCAAGAAAGCCTGGCTATTGCAGCTGGGCTTTTGTATTATTGGTATGAGGTGAATGAAATGAAACTAAAGGAAAACAATCTGATACCAAAAGAATGGGGAAACTTAAGCAGACTGGATTCAGCGAATTATATTTGTGGTTATTGTGGTAAAGAAGTAGGAAGTGACATTGGTTTTTATTATAGTAGCGAATGGCAACCAAGCAGTGCAGTATATATTTGCCCCCATTGTGGTCGACCATCATATAAAGAAGGTGCAAAAATGCTTCCAGGAGCAGCATACGGAATACCCATAGAAGGTCTTCCTGATAACGTTCAAGAGATCTATGATGAAGCTAGAAATTCATATAAAGCCGGAGCGTTTACAGGAGTTATTCTTATTTCTCGCAAAATATTAGCAAATACTGCTATTTATTTTGGAGCAGACGATGGAAAAGGCTTTGTGTACTATGTTGATTACTTAGTCAATAATGGTTACGTTCCTTCGAAAAGTAGGGATTGGATAGACAAAATTAGGACGGAAGGAAACAGTGCAACACATAGTCAGACATCCAAAAATAAAGAGGACGCTAAACTTATTTTAGATTTTGTGCAGATGTTATTGATGATTAATTTTAAATTCAACAGTGATTATCAAAACGAAGAACAGTAAATTTTATTATCATGACGCTGAAAGGCGTCTTTTTTAATGCAATGAGAAATACATAGGTTATTGCTTACCCAGTAGCTCAAAAAGCATGAAATATCATACTCCATAATGTGGACGTAACCCGATATAAAGGCATTTCGGGGAGCAAAAGACAAATTAAAGTATTAACTGAAAAAGGAATTTTTGAAGCAGTTTTCCATTCAAGACAAAAGCAAGCACAAGAGTTTCAGAATTGGGTATACGATACTTTAATTACATTACGTAAAAAAGCTCAATTAAAAGCATACGAAGCTTTTAAACTGGTAGAAGATACTAACATTCAAAAAGGCTTAATGGTACAGCTCGATGACGGGCTCAATGGTTTAAAACCACGACAAGTAATTAAGGCTAATTACTAACTACATTAGCCGTGCTTCTAGCCTTGGTCGTACTGTTCGCTGTGATGTATTACGGTGGGCTGTTAATAGTGTGGCTGATTGTGTGGACGTGTTTGTAGATACATATAACTGAAAGGTGGTGAGTTCTTGATGTGAGTGACAAAACTTTACGAAATGGCGTTTTTTCAAAGATGGACGCCAATCATAAGAAAGCCGTTATCTTACTGTTTGAAGATAAACTAACGGACGAGCAAATTGCTAAAGAAGTCCACCGCTCAAGGACCACTTTAGCTAAGTGGAAAAAAGATAAAGACTTCCAAGAAGCAGAACGTGAGTATCGTTCATTAGCAATTGATAGTTACGTGCCTGATGCTATTAAGCAAATCCACAAATTAGCAACTGGAGCTAAGTCTGAAATGGTTCGCTTACAGTCCAGTACAACTATTCTGAACATGGCTGGTTATTCTGCTGACGGTGATAGTCCTGAAATGTCTAAGCAATCAGTTCGCAAGGCTAAAGCTGAAGCTGATATTGCTGAAGCTAAAGCAAGAGAAATCAACGAAGCAACTGGCGATAATACTCGGATAGTCATTAATAATAATGTGCCAAAGGAAGATGAAAATGCAGACAGTTGAAATTAACTTGGATAAAGAGATAAACCCACATTTCAGTGTCCTATGGTACGCAGAGTGTCCTTATATTATTGCTAAAGGCGGGCGTGGTTCGTTTAAATCATCTGTTATCAGTATGCGGTTAGTTCTTAATATGCTCGATCAGATAAAAGACGGGCACAAGGCTAACGTCGTTTGCATTCGAGAGAATGCCGTTAACTTACGTGATTCCGTCTATGAACAAATACTTTGGGCTATTGATAAGTTTGGTATGTCAAGACAGTTTAAGCCACGTTCTAGTCCGTTGAGAATCGTGCATATATTAACTGGCTCAACGTTCTACTTTTACGGTGCGGATAATCCGCTGAAATTAAAGTCTAATACAGTGCCAAACATTATTGATTTGTGGTTTGAAGAAGCTGCAAACGTAAAAGGCCCTGAAGTATTTGACCAATCAATACCAACATTTATCCGTAATAAGTCACCGTATGTTGATCAAGTGCAAATATTCTTTAGCTATAACCCTCCACGCAATCCTTACGATTGGGTCAACGAATGGGTAACCGATAAAGAAAACGATCCTGATTATTTAGTTGATACATCAACATACCTTGACGATGAACTGGGCTTTACTACTAACCAACAACTAAAATTGATTGATAAATATAAGCAGAATGATTACGACTATTATCGTTGGTTGTATTTAGGCGAAGTTGTTGGATTAGGGACGAACGTGTACAACATGAACCTGTTTCATGCTGCTGATGAACTACCAGATGACCAATACATTATGAGCTTATACTTTTCTGCTGATACAGGTCATGAAGTTAGTGCTACCACGTGCGGAGCATACGGATTGACTAACAAGGGCAATGTCTATCTGTTAGATACCTATTACTATTCGCCTGAAGGTAAATCAAACAAGAAAGCGCCGTCTGATTTGTCAAAGGACTTATATGATTTTATCAACAAAGTAACAGGACAATATCATATGAACCCAACTAGAATGACGATTGATAGTGCTGAAGGCGCTTTGGATAACCAGTTCTATAAAGATTACGGTATCCATTGGTATAAGGTACACAAATTAAAGAAAGCGGATATGATTGACCGTACACAGGATTTGCTTGCACAAGGCAGGTTCTTTTATTTGAATATACCTGCTAATGAAATATTCATTCACGAGCATGAGCGTTATCAGTGGGATGAAAAGACATTACAGTCGGACAATCCTGAAGTAATCAAAGTTGCAGATCACACCGTCGATGCATTTATGTATCTTTGCATTTCAGATGAACGTGACTTTGGCTTGAGATGGTAGGGGTTATTTATTATAAATGGACCCTAAGGAATGCTATTAAATCAATGTTTATTTTTGCCTCGATTTGTTCGGGGGTATTTTTATATATAAAACTAAAGAATAGACCCTACACGGAGGCGAACAAGATGTGTGAGTATTGTGAAGTAAGCAAACCAGAAGAAACGAATGATGATGGTGACATTTGTATTATGCCTTTTACACGTAATGATTATAGGGAAGAAGAATATTACGAATCAACCGGCATGATGGGCGACCCAATTATGTTTTTAAATCCTAAGAATAAGCAGCTTATTTCTTTGTTTGATGATTGCATTGAGTCAATGATACACATTAAATTCTGCCCGTTTTGTGGGCGTGAGCTGGAGGTGGGAATGTGACCCTTATTTCTAGTATCAAAAATCTATTCAGACGGGGAGGTGCAAAATTGGGAGTTGTTAAAAGCTTAGGGCAAATAACAGACGATGATCGTGTGGCAATTAGTCCCAATGAATATGAACGCATTGCAGTAGCTAAGAAGTATTATGCTGATAATCTCGAAAAAATACACTACAAGAACTCATACGGTCAAGATTGTAAACGTGCTCTATCGTCTATTAACGTGACCAAGATGGCGGCAAGGCGCTTGGCATCAATTATCTTTAACGAGCAATGTTCTGTGCAGATCAATAATAAGGCTGCGCAAGACTTGTTTGATCAAATAGCACATGATGAAGAGTTCTATACGACCTTAGAAGAATATCTGGAGAAGTGGATTGCGTTTGGTTCTGGTGCTATCCGTCCTTATGTGGATGGCAATAAAATCAAACTAGCGTGGGTAGTGGCTGATCAGTTCTATCCGTTGCAATCTAACACCAGCGAAGTCAATGAAGCATGTATCGCAAGTAAAACGGTACGATCTGAAAACAATAAACAAGCTTATTATACTTTGCTGGAGTTCCATCAATGGTTAAATAACGGCGACTATCAAATTACTAATGAACTATATCGGAGTGAGAGTGCTGATAATGTAGGCGATCAAGTACCACTTGACATGTTAGATGAATATGCTGGACTTGAGCCACAAGTTACTTTGTCTGGCTTGAAAGAGCCTTTATTTACGTTCTTTAAAACACCTGGAGCAAATAACCAGACGTTAGAAAGCCCACTTGGGTTAGGCTTGATTGATAACAGTAAGAATGTAGTTGATGCCATTAACCGAACGCACGATCAATTTGTATGGGAGATTAAGATGGGCAAACGTCGGGTGGCTGTTCCTGCTGAAATGTTACGTTCTGGTGGTCAATTTGCTGGCAACGGTGAGCAAACACACCCACCAATGTTTGATACTGAACAGAACGTTTATGAAGCTATGTATGGCGACCCTAATTCATTAAAGATCACTGATCTAACTACTAACATTCGTAACGATCAGTTTGAGAAGTCAATGGAGTTCTTTGTCAGCGAGTTTGAAAATGAGGTTGGCTTATCCCAGGGAACATTTACAGCCACACCTGAAGGACTTAAAACGGCCACTGAAGTTGTATCTAATAACTCAATGACATATCAGACGCGTTCTAGTTACCTAACACAGGTTGACAAAACTATTCGTGGCTTAGTCAAGTCTATTCTTGAATTAGCACAAGCAAGTAACCTATTCGAAGATGGCCGGCCATTATGGAGTGGCGATATTGATTCAATTGATATTACTGTTGATTTTAATGACGGTGTTTATGTCGATAAAGAAGCACAATTCACCAAAGACCTACAAATGGTTGAAAGTAAAATGATGCCTAAGTATCTCTTTATCGAACGCAATCTTGGCTATGATGAAGATAAGGCTAAAGCACTTATTGAAGAAGTAGAAGCTGAAACACCTGAACCGCCTGTTAACCAAGAAGTAGGTGCATTTGGCTTTGGTGGAGGTGCTGGCGATGGTGAAGAAGATACTGACACCGACGATGATCAAGAAACAAGCTGATGCAACAGCTGATATATACGCTGACTTGCAACAGCAAATCTTTTACTTACTGATCGACGCCACTAAGAACACTCGCTCATTGATGAAAGATAATGAACATCCGCTTGAGTGGCGTTTGAAGATGCTACAAAAGCTTGGCGGTCTGACTGATGAGGTTATTAAGTTAGTTAGTCGTTATTCTGGTGCAGCAGAAAGCAGAATTAAGGCATTGATCAATGATAACGGCTTAACGGTTGCCAACCAGATAAATAGTCAGTTGGCTACTATGTTGCGCAAACATGAGCCGATTAGTCCTGAAGTGCACGATATAATTAAGTCATATAGTCGGCAGACGTTCCGAGATATTGATAACAATGTCAATCAAACGTTACTGACTACCAACTATGGTGAAAACTCTGCTACTAAGATGTTCCAAGATGTAATCAATAAGACGACTTTGGATATGCAGATAGGCCGTAAAACGCCACAGCGTGCCTTAGTGGACAATATTCATCAGTGGCAGGACAAAGGGCTTAAAACTAGCCTAATCGATAAAGGTGGACATCAGTGGAGCTTAGAAGGCTATACACGGACTGTGTTAGATTCAACCAGTGCCCGGACGTTTAATGATGTACGCATTCAAAGCATGAAAGACTTTGATTCTGTTTTAGCAGTTATGACGTCACATCCGGCAGCACGTGAAGCGTGTTCCAAGATTCAAGGCAAAGTGGTTTCATTAGTGCCAACTACTGACGGGCGATATAACCGCAAATATCCGTCAATTTATGAGCATGGGTATGGTTATCCGGCAGGCACTTTAGGAATTAATTGCGCCCATCGTTTATATCCGTATGTGGAAGGTGTGAGCCATAACTTCCAAGAACAATATGACCCGAAACAAGCGGTTAAGAATGCCGGTATTCAGCAAAAACAACGGTATTATCAACGATCAATTAGGCAATTAAAATATAAGTTTGATACGGCTGAACGTGCTGGTGATACACAGAAAGCCAATCAAATCAAGCATAGTATTCGTAACCAACAAGCCAAAGTGCGTGACATTGTTAAGGATAATGATTTCTTAACACGTCAACGGCAATTTGAGCAAGTAGTTATTAAGAAATAAACAGCATGGTCCCGAGTATGACCATTAAATAAACTGCTTATTTTTCATGCAAAAATTCTGGTTCGTAGACCAGTAAATAAACGTAGGAGGTTTTTGTAAATGAAGAAGCAAGAATTATTGGACCTTGGAGTAGATGAGGAAACTGTTAAAAAGATCATGGCTATCCATGGTAAGGACATTCAGGCTGAACAAGCAAAAACTGCCTCCGCGGAACAGGAACGCGATGGCTTGAATGATCAGATTGCCGAACGTGATAAGCAACTCAAAGATTTAAAAGAGAATGTTGGCGATAACGATGATCTCAAACAGCAAATCAAATCACTCGAAGATACAAATAAGCAGGTCAAAGATGACTATCAAGCTAAACTAGATCAACAGGCTAAAGACTTTAAAGTTGAGAATGCTCTGGTGGGCGCTGGTGCTAAAAACACTAAAGCAGTCAAAGCGTTACTCGACTTAGACAAGGTTACTGTTGATGGCGATAACTTGAAAGGACTTGATGACCAGCTCGAAAATGTTAAGGCTGGAAATGATTATTTGTTCAAACAAGAAGATACAAATAATCATGATGGCCCAACCGTCACAATTACCAAAAAGGGGAATCCTGCTGGTGGTGGCGATGGTAAATTCGATATTTCAAAAGCTTCATACAAGGATATTTTGCAATTTAAGCAAGACCATCCCAAAGAATATGAAGAAGCCACAAAAGAATAATAGGAGGATATGTAAATGGCTGATGATTTAACAAGATTACAGGAATTAATTGACCCTGAAGTTATGGCTACCATGATTCAAGCTCAATTACCTAAAGCAATGCGGTTTGGTTCTATCGCACCAGTAAATACAGAACTGTCTGGACGCCCAGGCGATACAATTACGATCCCACGGTACAAATACATTGGAGATGCGCAAGACGTAGCTGAAGGTGCTGCTATTCAGTACAACCAACTTCAAACAGCCACACAAACAGCTAAGATCAAAAAGGCTGGTATCGGTATTGAACTAACCGATGAAGCTGTTTTGTCTGGTTATGGTCAACCGATGAACGAAGGAACTCGCCAATTGGGCTTATCAATTGCATCTAAGGTCGATAACGATGTTTTAGAAGTTGCTAAAACTGCACCTTTGCAAGTTAACGCAGAAATTGATTTAGATTTGCCTGACAAGATTTCTGCCGCAATGATCGATAGCACATCAGACTTTAACTACGAAACTGATGACACCGCAACAGGTGTATTGTTCTTGAATCCTAAGGACGCTAACAAGTTGCGCAAATTAGCCGCAGAAAACTGGACACGTGCCACTGAATTAGGCGACCAAATCTTAGTATCAGGTGCCTTTGGTGAATTGTTTGGTTGGCAAATCGTACGTTCTCGTAAGTTGGCAGAAGGCGAAGCTATTGCAGTTATGGCTGGTGCTTTGCAAACTTACCTGAAACGTGGTGTGCAAGTAGAAAGCCAACGTGATATTGACCGTAAATTAACTAAGGTCAACGTTGACGAACATTATGTTGTTGCCATTGCTAATGACGCTAAAATCGTACGTGTTGGCAAAAAGAACGGTGGCGACGGAGAAGACTCGGGAAAATAAACAGCCTAGTCGGCACGGCTAAAGTGGGCAGTGCAAAAGCACAATAATCAAGAAAGGATGATTTTAATGGCTGAAGCAGTCGAATGGAAAGATAAAGATGTGATTACCGCCGAAAAATTGAACCAAATGCAGCAGGTTCAAGGTCCTAAAGGTGATAAGGGCGATACTGGGGCAACTGGTAAACAGGGCCCTGCTGGTAAGGACGGAGCTAAGGGTGAAACTGGGGCTCAAGGTCCTAAAGGTGATAAGGGAGACAAAGGGGAAACAGGAGCTAAAGGTGCAACTGGTGCAGCAGGTAAAGATGGAAAAGTTCAATCTGTTTCATCTGTCGCTCCTGACGAGAACGGCGATATTGACCTAGCAAAAGTTTTAGACCAACAAGGTGTTAAGACTAAACTATCAAGTATCATCCAAGCAGAAATCGCAAAGCCAGCAGAATAGTGTGCTGACAGGGCCATTCTAAGGCCGTTTCATAAATTCAACAATATAATCGTCAACGAAATTAACAATAAGAATACTGTTCTGGCGGTTATTAACGGAGGTGCACATGGCATATTTAACATTTAAAGAATATAACGATATGGGTTTCTCTCGTGTGCCTGATGAAGATGCTTTTGATAAAGTCGAGCCGTATGCTGAAATTTTGTTCGATGTGCAGACCAAGAATTTTTATCGCATTCATGATTTAGAAAACGATGTCCCTGAACGTGCTAAGTTGTTCAAACGAGCTTTAGCATTACAAGTTGAATTCTCGCATGATGTGGGAGTTGCAACGCCCTATGAAGTGGCACAAAACAATGTGACGCACTTTTCAGTTGGTAGGACGTCAGTTGACAGTGGCGACATCAGAACGGCCACACGTGGGAATACAGGCTTGTACAGTGTGGCTTATTCATTGTTAGTTCGAACGGGTCTACTTTATCGGGGTGTTTGCTCATGTTAAAGTTCCCAAAAAATGCAGCTAAACAAACGATCACGTTAAAAAAGTATCTGGGCGAAGACGATGGCGATGGTTTCTATCCTGAACCAGAGTATGCTACACCGGTGCAAATTGATCACGTGGTTTTTCAACCAGAAACAATTTATCAAGGAACAAACAACGACCGACAGATAGTTGCTAGTGCCGTTGTTTTTTTGTACGCAAATGTTTCCAGTCCAATGCCTAAACTTACGCAAGATAACCTTCAATCAATTATCGCGTTTGAAGGCCATGAGTACACCTTAGAGCGGTTAGTTGATAATCGGCAACCATTTAGCAATGAGTTGTTTTCTTACGAACTGGAGGTGCTGTAATGGGCGTTAATGTGAGTGTTGATTTATCTGGTATGCGTAAGAAATTGAGTCGTCAAGCTATGTTAAATGGTCGGCGTGCATTTATGAACGACGCACACCAAGCAATGGAACAGTTTGTACCAAAACAAGCTGGTAATTTGCGTAATCAATCCACGATGTCCGTTGACGGCTCGCATATTGATTATGTAATGCCGTATGCCAAAGCGCAGTTCTATGGTGTTGTTAATGGTGCGAGCGTGCATAACTATTCAACGCCCGGCACATCTAAGCGCTGGGACTTACGATTAAAAGCGCGTAACGACCTTATGCAAAAGTGTCAAGAAGCATTTATATCAGGAGCGGGGTGGAAATAATGGCAACGGATTTACAAGCTGTTCTAGCCGACAATATTCAAAAAGAACTAAACATCTCTCTGGTTGCTGGATTCCTAGACCCACGCAAACCGAACAGCATTGCCTTAACTCGTCTGCCCGGCTCGCATGTGGTAGATGAAGATTATAACGGTACGCAAGACGTGCTATATAACTTTGAAATCACTATGCAAGTTGCTTCTGGTGATTACAGTGCATTGAAGAAGGCACAAGAACAGTTATTTGTGATCAGTGATTACTTAGAAAGTATTACTGACCTAAAAGAATACGACGAAAAAGGTCAAGAAGTAACCAAGGACTTTGAGTTTGAAACACTTGAAGTTCAATCTGCGCCAGCTGAATTAATGGCTGACCTGAAAACAGTAAGATGTGGCCTCGAAATCGGGGTCACTGTTTTAAAAAATAGATATAAAAGGAGCAATTAAATTATGGCTGATAAAATTGGAGATTTTACTCTTAACCATTTAAACCGGTATGAAATTGATATTGCTGGTAATAAAACTATGGATGATGTCGAAAAAGCTGATTGGGCGCCGTTAGCTGCTGGGATTAACTCTGTTACTCCTACTTCTAACGAAACCGTAGATAACTCTGCTTATTACGACGGTGGCGGTTACGAATCTGACGATGTAACTGGTATGCGTGAACAGCTTGAATTTGCGGGACATCGTAAAGAAGGAGACCCTGCACAGGACTTCGTGGCCAGCAAAGAATTTACGCTTGGTAATGAACGTAAAACTCTCTTGAGATGGACACGTACCGACGGCTCAACTGTTACTGGTATGGGTACTTTGTCAGGAATCGTTACTTCTGGTGGTGCGCCAAATGCCAAACAAACGTTTAACGTGACATTTACCTACAACGGCGAACCTCAAGTTAAACAAGCCAGTGATAACGACAGTGGCAATGGTGACAACTCGGGGGAATAAATACCCCGCCGGTGGTCGGTGAGGCGATCGTCGGGGAGACTACCTTAGAAGAATAAATAACAATAGTCGCGTGAGAAAATCATAATACCGCAAGGCGCGGCTTTCCTATGGAGGTATTGCACATTGGCAATTAAATTAAACATTGATGAAAAGATTCAAAATGGTGCCGAAGTCGTTTTGGGTGGTAAAACCTATAATATTTATTTCAACGACAAGTTCCAACGTGCCACGATCGACGCGATGGCTGAAATGGGCGGTTACTTCAAAAAGATTGATGAACTGACTAAAAAAGATGAAAACGGTAATGCTAAGATCGATGAATTTTCTGTTGATCAAGACAAAGAAGAGTCCAACAAAATCATGGACCAAGTAAATCAAACGGCTATTAACTTCTTTGATGATTATATTGAACAAGGCGCTGGTCAAGAAATCTTTGAACATTATCACGAAGATACCAATGCGTTGTGGCAAGCTATTAGCATGTTACAAGAAGCTTCTGAACGTGATAACCGCGAACAACGTCGTTCCAAAGAAAAACAATATACTAAAAACAACAAACAGAACGCTAAAAAGCGGTGATTGAATGCTTAGTTTGACAGACAAACCGGAGGAAACCCTTGAATATCAAGGGCAAACTTACCGGCTTAATTTGTGTTTTGATAATGTTTTGCAATTCTACAAGTTAATGGACGATCAAGACGTTAGTGAATCGAACAAAATTTTGATTGCATTTGAAGTATTTTTTGATAGTGACGCCGTTAATTACGTTCTAAATAACAGTGATACAGAGCTTTTAGTTCAGGGAGTGGAAAAGGTTGCGTCTTACATCAACGAAAGCTCCTATGGTGCTTCTAGTGGTTCTGGTGACGTTTCAGCACGTTCATTCTCATATGAGCAGGACGCTGAAGCGATCTACTCTAGTTTTATGCAGCAGTATCATATTGACTTGATCAATGAACAAGGTAATCTTCATTGGGATAAGTTTAAAGCGCTGTTGCATGGGTTGAATGATAAAACGTGGTTTGGTCAGATCATACAAATACGCGAAACAGATGTTGGACAGATCGAAGATGTTAAGCAAAAACAAGAAATTCAACAACTGCAAGATTATTATGCTTTAACTGATGAGGCTTCTGTTAGAGCGCAAGAACAAAGAAACGAAGCGGCACTTGATAACATGTTTAATAGATTTACACGAAAGGCGGGTGAGTAAATGGCAAGTGATGGACGTATAAGAATTGATATTGATATGGCGATCGATAAGATCATGGCCGACGCTAACAAGGTCGATAAACGATTACAAGATGTTGGTCAAGGCACTGGTGATCAGTTAAGCGAAGATTTTGACGCTAATGCTGAAAAGGTCAGTGATAAGTCAGGCTCAACTGCTAAAAAGGTTAAAAATGATTTTTCTGACCCTGTTAAACAGTCCATCGAAGGCGATGACAGCAATTTAAGTGAGAAAGTTGCCAATGCTAAGTCCAACTTAGAAAAACTGCCCGACGAGACTTTGACTGAATTAAAAGCTGAAGCTGAAGACGCGGGCATTACTGATTTTGACGCTTTACTTGAAGCACTGCCAGAAGAAGAGATCACTGAATTATTGGCTAAAGCCGAAAAGGGCGAAGTTGTTAATTTCAATGATCTGCTTGACTCACTGCCTGAAGAAACACGTACCGAGTTGTTGGCAAATGGTAATACTAAGCCAATAACGACCTTTGACGAGCTTTTAGATGAAGTTCCGGAAGAAACACGCACCGCATTAAAAGCAAAGGCAGAGCGTGGCGAAATTACTTCATTTGATGAATTACTAGCTGAACTACCCGAAGAAACTCGGACAGAACTTAAAGCTAAAGCTGAACGTGGCGAGATACGTTCTTTTGATGAACTATTGGGCACTTTGCCTAAAAGAACGATCACACGTCTAACTGCTGATGCTCAAGCACACGGTATTAATAATTTTGATAAGCTATTGAATAAACTGCCTAAAAAGACAGTTACTGAATTGCTCGCTAAAGCTGAAAAAGGCGAAGTGATCAACTATGAGAAATTATTGCACAATATCCCAGCTAAGTATGTTACTAACTTAGAATTGAATGACAACGCCAGTTCTGGCTTGCATAATATTCAAGATGAAGCCGAAGAAACTAAATCAAAGTTTTCTAACTTAAAAGAGATCATTGGTGGTTCATTTATCGGTAATGCTGCTGCTTCTGGTTTGCAAAAAGTTGGAGGCTATTTAACAAGTTTGGTTGGAGAAGCTGAGAACGCTTCTGATGCTATGCAGGGCTTTGAAGCTACAATGCAACTGGCTGGCTTTGGTAAAGACAAAATCAAAGCAGTTGGTAAAGAAGTTAAACAGTACGCTGATGAAACAGTTTATGATCTTAAAGATGTTTCAAGTACCACGGCTCAACTAGGTGCCAACGGTGTTAAAAACTTTGAAAAGCTAACTGAAGCCGCTGGTAACTTGACCGCTGTTGCTGGTGGTACTAAAGACGACTTTAAATCAGTTGCGATGGTCATGACACAAACGGCTGGTGCTGGTAAATTAACAACAGAAAACTGGAACCAGTTGACTGACGCTATTCCTGGTGCGTCCGGTAAATTGCAAGAAGCCATGAAGAAAAATGGCGCTTTTACTGGCAATTTTCGTGACGCAATGGAAGATGGTCAAATAAGTGCTGACGAGTTTAATCAAGCCATTAAAGATCTTGGTATGACTGACAAAGCCAAGGAATATGCAAAAGGTACCGCAGCATTTGAAGGTGCCTTTGGTAACGTCGAATCTACTGTTGTTAATGGTATACAGGCCATGATTGATGCAATTGGTAAAAAGAATATCACTAACGCTATTAACAGCATGGCTGGAGTTGCTAAAAAAGGCTTTGGTGTGCTTGTTAATATGATTGATAAAGTAAAAAGCAAGAGCGCTATTTTAGGGTTGATCGGTAGTCGTATCGCTTATATTGCTAAAATTTTTGGCAAAGAAATTTGGAAACAAATAAAAAATATTTTTTCTGATTTAGTTAACGTCTTCGGCAAACTTACTGGCAAATCAAAAGCTATGAAAGACCCGCTTGCTGCAATTTCTAATGCTTTATTAGACATTGGGAAACATAGGACTGCTATTAAAAGAGCGGCTGATGCCCTAATGATTTTGTTTGCTGTAAAAAAAGCAAAACAATTTTTGGGTGTTATTGGAAGCATTCCTAAAAAATTTATTGATGCTAAGAACGCGATCAAAACTTTTGGAGGATTTGCTAAAAAAGCTGGTAGTGGCATTGGAAAGGCTCTTAAATGGACAGCTAAAGTAACAGCAGGGCCAGCAAAAAAAGTTGTTGGTGGTCTTGGAAAAGCCTTTAGGGCTAGTGGACGTGGTGTTAAAAAAGCAATCACTTGGTCTGCTAAAGTCGTGACAAGTGCTGCTAAAAAAACAGTATCAGGTCTTGGAAAAGTGCTAAAGGCTTCTGGCCGAGGCATTAAAAAGGCAATCACATACACCGCTCATGTTGCTACCAAAGGTGCTAAGTTAGCTATGAAAGGCTTAGTTGGTGCTGCAAAGGCAACCGGAAGAGGCTTAAGAGCTGCATTCAATTTCTTAAAAGCAAACCCGTTTATTTTGCTGGCTTCCGCAATTGCAGCCGTAGTTGTCGGATTTATTGAACTGTATAAGCACAATAAGAAGTTCCGCAAATTTGTTAATGGTATCGTTAAATCTGCTAAGAAAATATTTAAAGGCGTTACAAAATGGTTTGGCAAAATGTACAAAGGCGCCGTAAAACATGTTAAGAACTTGTGGAACGGTACTAAGAAGCATTTCAGCAATGGTTGGAATGCAGTTAAAAAAGGTACTAAGAATGGCAAGAAAGCCATTGTATCTCACTTTAACAGTATGAAGAAAAGCGCAGTTAAACACGCTAAGAACCTGTGGAGTTCAACTAAAAGGCACTTTTCTAAGGGTTGGAGTAACATTAAGAGAGCTTCCAAAGCAGGTGGCGGAGGAGTAAGAGGGTTCTTCAATACAATGAGAAAAGGCTCTATTAACCAAGCCAAGAACATGTGGCGCTCTACTAAGAAACATTTCTCTCGTGGTTGGTCAGCTGTTAAAAAATCTTCTCGCGATGGAAGAAGTGCTGTTGCTGGCTATTTTAATAATATGAAAAAGCGCTCTATTAGCGCAGCCAAATCTATGTGGTCAACTGCTAAGCGTGACTTTAGAAATGGTGCTAAGACAAACAAAGCAATCACCAAAACTATGAAAGATGTAGTCAGTGGTCATTGGGGACGTTTAGGGAAAGACATTTCTAGAATTGGTGGAAGCATTAAAAAAGGCGCACATGACCATTTCAAAGGGATGTACGATTCACTTAACAAACTCACTGGTGGCGGTCTTGGAAAGCTTACCAAAGCGTTCAGTGGTTTTGGAAAAGGCGTCAAGGGCATATTCAAGAGCATTAAAAAATCAATCAAGAAACACGTTAAGAACGGCATCAATGGTGCCATTGGATTTATTAACGGCGGTATTGGTGGCATTAACAAAGTTATTCATACATTTGGTGGTTCTAAGAATGCCCTCGGTAAGATTCATAAGTTAGCTCATGGTGGTTCTGGCTATCGTGGTGTTGCTATGGTCAACGATGGTGGCGGTGAAGAAGCTATCTTGAAACGTGGCCATGCCTATAAGGTTCAAGGTAAGAACGCGTTGATCAATCTTGAAGGTGACGAAACAGTTATCCCACATGGTGCTAGTCGTGGCATGTTTGGTTCATCTATCGCACATTATGCTGGTGGTTCTAAAAACTGGTTCAGTAACTTAACAGGTTGGTTTAAGGATAAGTGGGACGGTATTGTTAACTTCATCAAGCACCCGATTAAGTCGCTGAAGAACATTACTTCTAAAGCGATGGGTAAGGTTACAGGTTCGAAGTTTATAACTAATTTCACGCCTGCAACTAACAAGGCTTTTGTTAATGGTATCTGGAAACAATTCAAGAAAATGCTACAAGACTTAAAGACTGCTCACGATGATGTAGGCGGTTCTTTTGATGGAAAAATGGGTGCTCATGGTGTTTATGCTTATTTATGGAACATTGCTAAAAAAGCTATGAAGAAGTTCGGCATGGTATATACTTCCGGTTATCGCCCAGGTAAAGGAAGCTATCATGGCAAGCACCAAGCTGTTGATATTGCTTTTCCTGGTGTTTCGCATAGTAGCAGATACTGGAAACCGGCTAACTGGGTGTTTGACCATTTCAAAAAACAAATCGGCTATGTTATTACGCAAGGAAAAATTAAGACACGTGGGTCTAAGTTTAATGGCCTAGGTGAAGGCGCCAATCGTTGGACACCATGGCGTGACCATGACCACTACGATCATTTGCACATTAATGGTATGTGGGGACCTGGTGATGTTGGTACCGGTGGTGGTGGGCATGTTAGTGGTTCACACAGCCATTGGCTTAAACAAGCTGGTTTTAAGCCTAGTGAAATAAATGCCGCTAATTGGTTAGTTAGCAAAGAATCAGGTTGGCGTACTAATGCCACAAACCCAAGTTCTGGAGCTTATGGACTTGCACAGGCATTACCTGCAAGCAAGTACAACTCCCAAGGTTCTGACTGGCGTAATAACCCACTGACACAAT